GAGGGTTTGCTCGCGTCTATACCGAGCCGACGAATCGGGACAAGTGCTTGGTCTATCCGCAGACCTTGGTAAGCGACGGCAACAACCTCTACTGGCTGGGTCGGGATGCGTTTTACCAATGGAACGTCTATCTGGCTGAACCTCAACAGCCCGAATGGCTGTGGCGCTCCTCGAATCTGGTCATCAACACCCTCGACACGAGCTGCTGCTCGGGACCAGTCGGGGAATACTGGCCGAACTTGAAGACAATCCTGTGGTCTTGGCCGAAAAGCGGTGAGGGCTGCCTCAACTTCCGCACCATCCAGGCGAATCTGCGGGTGAACACCGCTGACATCATTGACCACGGGTTCACCGTCTTCGCCAACTACCGCAGCGACCGTCGGCAGACGCTTGATGAGTGGCTCGATGAGTATTGCACCGACGATTTCCTCGGCCTCTGCGCCAACATCGGCGGGAAAACCATTGATGACTTCTGCGCGGAGTGCAATCAGCAGCAGCTTTTCATTGGAGCCTCCTCGCAAGACTACTCCATCAAGCAGCTCGGCACGAGTTACAGCCGTGAACGCTGCGAGAACGCTGCCACTGGCGAAGGTTCCTTCGATGCGCAGGGCAACTACGTCCCATTCGTCGGGGAATACGTCAATGACGGCTATTTCAGCATCGTTCGCGGGATGTTCCCGCTGGGGAACATGGACTACGAGAAGTCCATCCGGCAGTTCCTCATGGAGCCGACCGTTCAAGACCTTCTCGGCGACTCAAACTACTGGCGGCTACGCATCGGCACCAGCTATCAGGCGCGAGACGCCAATCCTTACCTGAAGCCGCTCGCTTTCGGCTACGAGACAGACGACTTCGCGCCGGAATGGCAGGCGGAGTTCACCACGGACGGAGATTCCTGCGAGGTGCTCTGGCACAAGATGACCGACAAGGAGATCCGCTGCCCCGACGACATGACGACTGCTCAATACTTGACTGCGAATGTCAGGCCGGTGAAGTCGGAGAACTGGATGTTCAACTACTGCGGACGGTTTCTCTACTTCGAGCTGTCGGTGATCGGGAAGAACGAACTCGGCCAAGTGATTCCGCCTGTGGGCGCAGTGTTCACGCTCAGCCGCTTTCAGGTGGATGCTAGAGTGATGGCATCCTGAGATTTGGTCCGACGCTCAATCTCGCGGGTGAGATACCAGCGAGCCTTCTCAAGATCCTCGATGGCGTTCCCCTTCAGGTCCGCCCTCCAAATATATTTCAGGGCATTCCCCAAGCAGAAGTTCATGTGCTCGGCAATCTGGATGCACTCCACGCCGGATTTGTGGTCGGTGTAGTGCTTTGGATTGTTGACTGGATCGTTTGCTGCTGACTCAACTGGCGGCAGTGGTTTCCCATCAACAGCAGCTTGTAGCTCTTCCTGTGTAGCCGGTCGCCCAGCACGCATCACGATGATTTCCTTCATAGTTCTCTCCTAATCCACTTCTCCAAACACCTGTTAAAAGTCTTCCTCGCAGCCGGTGACAGGTGATTCAGCGGTTTCTCCGACACAGCAGCAGCCAGCAGGAACCGCCGCACCTTGAACGGCTTAAACAGGTCCACGCAGGCGGCGTCGGCAAAAGCTCCGCACACATCCACATCCACTCCAGTCCAAGACACCTTCACGCAAAGCCGCTCCACCATCCGCAAGGACAGGCCGGAACGCTCTGCGAGCTGGTTCCTTGAAAGGGGCTTCCGCTCCACCTTCGCCATCGCAGCGACGATGAAGGGGGGAACTTCGTCAAGGACTTGTGGGAGGGTGGGCATGGTTAGGTGTTACGAGCGGAGGCTTTCTGCGTGCTTGCGCAATCGCTGCGCTTGCTTTTCAAGGTCCGCTGCAATCGCGTCGCACCATGCAGGCTCATTTTCGCTGACCGTCCCGTCGCGCCAATCAATATATTCTGTCACCAAATCTGAAACTTTGGATTCCCACCAGTCCCCTCCAGAGCAGCCATCCACAATGCGCAAAATGGCGTGGTCATATCCACCAAGATTGGCATAAACGGACCCTTTAAGGTCTTCTAGGATAGCTTCCCACGCGCCATCCACCGCGTCCGTAAGTGCGTTTTTAACTTCGTCCTTTAACACCTCCTTTAGCGACTCTACAACTTTTCTGGAGGCTCGAATGGGAGACTTTGACTTTAGCTTTTTGGCCTTCATATCAATTCCCCTGCGCATGGAACTTCTCCAGCGCGTTCATCTCATCGTCATTCAAGGTGATGGTCCCACCGGGAGCCGCATTGGCGAGCTTGGCGATGAACACCGCATCATCCACCGGAAGGTTCTCCACATGGCTCAACTCCACGAGGCGCTCTTTCAGAGCCGGGTTGAACTTCACGATGGCGTATCTCCGCGAGGCGGTGATGAAGGCGACGCTCCCATCAGCCAGCTTCTCATTGCACCCCTGACACTCCGCCATCTTCAGCTCCGGCGAGGTGAACAGCTTGGTGCGCTCATACATCAGGCCGCAGATGGGGCACATCCGGGTGAACCTCTGAGCTGATGCCACAGCTTTGCTCTTGCCGCTCGTTACCTGCGCCTTGGCCATTGAGGGGAGGTCGCCCCAGAGTTTCGTCAGGCCGCGTGGTTTGTAGGGGTCGGGTTGCGACATGCCAGCGAGCGTCCGCCAAATCTGGCGGGGTGTCAAGCCGTCAATCGCACCCGGCGAATCTTTTTCCTGCGGCCACGCATGGGGCTAATCTTCCGGCGACGACCTGTGAGGCTCACCCGGCGAATCTTCGCCCGACGGCCACGGCTTGGCGCAACCCCCACAGACTTCATCCGTCCATACACCCCGCCAGTCAGCGAGACGCGACCGTAGGAGGGTTCGCGCACAGTGCCGCCAGGGCGATTCTCAGCGACATCCTCCTTGGTGATGTTCCCCGGCTTGCCGAAGAGCGCCTGTGCCCCGTCCTGCCACGCCTTGATGCCTTGGCGAATGACTTGGCCGCGCTCCCCGGTGGAACTCTCCACGAGCTGCTTGTATTGCTCCGCTGTCGGACGCTTCCCACCGAGGGCTGCGGTGACGGGGTTGTTCTCTTGGTAATCCCCCCAGACGGATGCTTTGGCGGTCTTGGCGGCGACCTCTGGTGAATCGCCCGCTTCGAGGCGTTGCTTGAGGTAGTAGGCTTCCAGCTCGGTGAGCTGCTTCTGCGCGGCGGCTTTCGCCTTGGCATAGCCTGCGGTGTCGCCTTTACGCTGGGCGATGTCCATGTCGCTGACCGCTTGGCTGAGAGCCTTGCGCTTTACGTTCGTCAGGCCGACGGTGCCAGTGAAGCCGGGGGATGGAAGGTCGAAGCCTTTGGCCTTGGCGTTCTCCATGATGCCCCTTCGAGCGGCTTCCGTGGTGTCGCGCTCCTTGCCGAGCATGTATTCAAGCTCAGGCGCTCCGAAGGTGAGGCGTGTGATTGACCTGCGCAGTGGTGCAAGAACTTCCTCAACGGTTCCGCCCTTCATGGCAATCTTCCCACCGCTCACGATGTCGCGTGCGATTTGCGAAGCAGTAGCGAACGCGAATGCTTTCTGGAGCGGGTCTGCGGTTGACCGTCCATCAACCCAGCCGTAGGCAGCCCTGATGATGTCGCCGACGTAGTAGCTGCTCAACAGCAGGTAGTTGCCCATCGCCCGCATCAGGTGGTCCGGGTCCGTGTAGAAGTCCGAGTCCAATGGGGTGGGTCGGTCGGCTCGCTTTCCTTGGAACTTGCGCTTGATCCATTCGCTTCCAGCATCGCCTGCGCCTTGGAAGAGGATGGCGATGGCTGCGAATCCGAGGGCCGCAGTAATCTTGCTTGCGGCCTGAAGAACCTTCTTCCGGTCCCGCGATCCGCCAGTGGAGATGCGCAGGAGCTTCAGGAAAGCATCGGCTGGGTAGCCTTGCAGTGTCAGCAGCGTGCGCCAGAGCGTTGAGGCCTGTCCAGCGCTGGCACGGTTGGTTGGGAGCGCGGCGTTGTTCTCCGCAATCATGCTCCGCTGAACCGCATCAAAGGTTCGCTGATTAAAAATCTCAGCAGGCCTGCCAGCCATTTTGTCCTGATAGTATTGCAGGAGGTTCTTCTCCAGCAGGAACCCTTCCGAGGAGGCGCTGCTTTCGAGGAACTTGCGGACCTCTGCCAAGGAGTTCACGGCGGTCTGCTGGTTCAGGGATGGCAGCCACTCGCTCGGCTTCAGCATTGCATCCGGGTTGGCTGGATCAATCTCCGTGATGCCAGCGTCGGTGAGCCGCTTGCCGAACACCATCGCCACTTCTTGAAGGCGCTTCTCCATGTTGCCCACCAGGCCAAGCGAGAGGGCGTTCATGTTCAGGTCGCTCGCTTCAAGAACACTGCCACGAACGAAGGCGTTGGTGGCATCCAGTCCGGTGTTCGCAAGGCGTTCGATGAAATGCAACGCCCGACCAGTGCGGGTCTTGGTGGCCTTGTCCATCTCAAGCTGATTGCGGAACTGGCCGCTTTCCGACCACGCCTGTTTAGTCACATCCCACCAGTCATTGCTCAGATCAAAACCGAGTTCATTGCTGACGCGCTCAAAGGCTGCCCGCACGTTCTTCGCACCAACACGAGGCTTGAAAAGCGCAAGCTGTGCGGACTTGAAGATGCCATCAGCAACCACGTCCACAGCACCTTTGAGCGTGCGCTGGAACTGAGGATCGCGTCCAAGGCGGCGGTCGGCAAATCCGGCAATGTTCCGCGCCACTAGGTAGCCCGTGTTCACCACGCCACGGGGAACATTCGTCAGGGCTTTCCATGCAGCTAGCGACGCGCTCATGTAGTTCATCGCCCACGCATTCGTGAGCACCTGAATCTGGCCTTGGGAAAGGTTGCGAGCGGCGATTTCAATCTTGGCCAGCACGCTACCAACAGTTGCTTTCAAGAGCTTCTGCCCCAGCCTTGTCGGCACAATGTCGGGACCACCCGCCCGGTAGCTGTCCTCGAAGTTCTTCAAGGATGTTCTAAGCAGATCCAGCACGTCCTGCATCTCCTGCGGGTTGCCCTTGTAGTTCTCCAGAATAGCCTCCCGCTCCTTGTCCGTGGTGGCTTTTCCTAGCCGAGCAATCCGGTTCTGCAATTCCGTGATGGAAAGCCGGAGAGAGTTAGCGAAGTCAACGAGTGAAGAGTGGTTCGCCCGAGAGAGCGCCGTGATGCGGTCAATGCTGCTGACTGCCCCGTAGTCGTAGTATTCCGACGGCAGTTCCAAGTTGGCCGCAGGCTTGGTGAACTCGTTGTCGGATGACAGTGCGATGGAGAGTCCGCTGTTCTTTGCGTTGTCGTCGGCGCGTTCCTTCTGGATGCGCTGTGCATGGCTGACGTATTGCAGAAGCTCGTTGTTGAGTCCCTGCCGAGCGGTGTCCAGCGGGTTGATTCCATTCGTGGCTGGAATCTCAGCGGCAATCAGGTCCACCAAATCCTGCACACTGTTCACCTGATTCATGTTCCCGGCGAGCCATCGGGCAGCAATCCGCTTCTCAGCCGTGGCCATCTCCGCAGTCTGCTTGAAGGTCCGGTCGGTGCGCAGGCTATCCAGAATGTGCTGCTTCAGCGTGCCGAGATGCTGGTTCCAATACTTGACCGCTTCATCTGTGCTGCTGGAGGAAAGGTCCGTGGCAGGCGTGAAGCCTTTGGGAGTGGCAGCGTAGGCGTTGGTGACATCCGCAATGAACTGCGTGGCGTCGCGGTTCAAGTGGCGCG